CAATAAGCCTATCTATCTGAGCATCAATAATTTTATCTCTAATTTTATTTAATACATTCGTCATTGCCTGACCAAATGACTGTGCGCCAGTTATAGCATCCCTTAAATTATTTTTTATACTGCTTTCAATTTCTTCGCCCACAGCTGTCATTGCTTCTTTAAGTTTTTCTGCCGCTTCTTTATTTTTTTTATCTATTTCTTCTTGATCTTTTTTCAGTTTGTTTTGCTTTTCAATTTCTGATGTAATTTTTCTTTCTTCATCAAGTTTTGCTTTTATAGGTTCTATTGCTTCTGTATTTATTTGAAGTTGTCTTTTTAAAGATTGCAATGCTTTTTTGTTACTACTTTCTTCCGCTTGTTTAATTCTCTTTAATATTTTTTGCCTTTCAATAAATAATTTATTAAATTGACTTTTTAACATTTGAATATCACCTTCTTTCAATGCCTTATTAAAATCTCTTTGTTCTTTTGCCGCTTCAACTAATTTTGTTACTACAGCACCAAGACCAACAACTAGCAAACCTATTCCAGTTGTAGCTAATGCTAATTTAAAAGCTGTAACAGCGGCTGTTGCTTTTGCGAATCCGCCCGCAGCCAAGAAAGTCATTGAAGTAGTTGTTGCAAGAGTTCCATTTGCAGCCGCAGCAGCAATCGACATAGTTGCTAAAGTTGCTTTTAATGCTGTAACTTGTGCAATAAGAATTGGGGCAACTACTGAAACTCCTTTAATTGCTATAGCTATACCAGCAAAAATTGCCGCGGTTTCTGCTATTGGTGAATCTATAAATTTAATTACAGCTTCAGTAAGTGCTGTTGTTGCTTTTGTGACTTTTAAAATAGCAGGCAATAACCTAGTGCCAAGAGATAATTGTAATTCTAAAACTGCATTATTAAATTCTTTAAAAACTTCAGCGGGTGAAGCATCCATGATTGCACCAATTTTATCTGCGCCTTCTTTTGCTGATTTTGCCAAAGCTCTCAAAATAATGTCAGACCTTAACAAACCTTTAGATGCAAAATCTTTTAATTTACCCGCAGCAATACCAGTTTCGTCTGAAATAGCTTTTAATAGTTGCGGAACCTGTTCTGCAATACTTCTAAATTCATCGCCTTGTAAACGCCCAGAACCTAAACCCTGAGCAAGTTGCGTAAAGGCCGCGCTTGCTTCTGTTGCGTTTAATCCCGCTAATTTTGCAATGGTATTAAAACCTATAAAAGTAGTTTCAATATCTTTTAAAGAAATACCTAAAGGTCTTAATCTTGCAAATATGTCTGTAACTCCTCTTGTTGCTTCAACTATTGATAAATTAAATCTGTCTTGTGCTTTTGTTATTAATTCTTGCGCACCAGCAAATTCACCAAATTCAGAAGTTAATACTTTTAATCTTAACTGTAATGCTTGAAAGTTTGAAGCGGTGTTTACTGCCTGTCTTGCTATTATTGTTAACCCTGCGCCTGCAATCGCTGTTTTTAATGTGTTAAAACGTCCAGTAAGTTGATTAGTTCTATTCTGTACACCCTGTAATGCTCTAGTGGCCTGACTAGCATCAACTGTTAGTTTTACATTAGCCTGTGCCACAAATAAAAAAAGCCTTTATTATATCTTACCTTCTATTTGCTCTTTGGCGATTTAATTCTTTTTTTTCTCTATCATTTTTTACTTCATAGTATCCAGCCCAATATATCAGTTCTTCTTCTGTGATCAAAGAACGTAATTCCTGTAAAGTTTTGCCTAGTTCTGTTGCGAGAAAAAACTCAAAATTTATCCAGTTATCCCGCGATATTATTTTTTTGCTGTATCAACATCTAATTTTATATCAAACAAAAATAGTTCAATATCATTTAATACGTTTTCGGGAAGTTCTCTTTGTAGGTTTGGCGCATCTGCGGGGCTAAATGCAGGGGAACCATCTTCATTTTCTGCCATTTTACAAAGGAGATAAGTTGATATTGTCAACGCATCATCTGTCCCTGCGGCTGATTGCGCACGAACTCTATCTTCTCTTGTTAATGGTCTAAAATATAAATCAACAATTTTTTCACCGTTTTTATTTTTGAATTCATATTTACGTCTGGTTGTCATCTGATCTTTATAAGATTCAGTTAACAGGTCAATCGTTCTTTTGTTTGGCATTGGTTGATTAGTTGACTAATAAACTCAATGTATCAGATAGCGCTGGTTATGGTACCACTTGTTATAAAACTGATATTTATTACTTGAACTTCGCCAAGTGTTGCGCCATATTCTGCGTTTGTAATAATGCCCGCAAAACTAATTTTTTTTGCAGATGTATCTCTATCAGGAAATAATTCAAATAATGCATCAGCATTATCGCCTGTGGTTAACACATCATCAATAAAAGTTGTATAGCCTGCGCCTGTTTCATTTGGGTTGTAAAGTAATTCTGCTGAACCTTCACCTTGAATCAAGCCACCAATATTTGTTTTAAAAGTGTCACCCTGTTTTGTTGTTTCCATCGTGTCTTTTGTTATAGACAAAGACCAATTTCTTGTCTGCCCAACGTCAGCTTCGGTTCCACCAGCGTTTTCAAACATAATTTTTCCAACATCGCCCTTGATAGCCATAACAAAAAGAAGTATTTATTTTATATTAACCTTTTTTCTGTTTTTTCACATCTTTTTTTAATTTTTCTTGAGTTTCCATATATCGCCTGCAACGTCCATCCCAATATGCAGGGTTTCGGCGACCCTTTACAGCTTCGATTGCATCAAGCATTTTTTCTGTAATTTCCATTAAAGTTCCTCAAAAATTTCAAAGGTCATGCGCAACTGCGTTTGAAATTGACCTTCAGGATTTGGATTATCAATGACTTCAGGCCCTATTGGGCTGTCAAAGATCACACTTGATACTGTAATTCGATTATATAAATCACGCAATCTTTTCCCGATTGTGTAGTTGTCGCCTGAACCTATTCCCTGCGGTGTAAAGATATTAAAAACAACAATTCCATTTAAACGATTCTGACCGCTTGCATTTCCTAATGTTAAATAATTACTTTCACCGAAACTTGTAAGGCATTGTACAAAGGTTGTGACCGCACTGCTGTCATAAGACATATTATGAAAAACAACAGGAATTGCGGGGCTGCTGGCAAGCTCTGTTGCGACTCTTGCTTCAATTGTTGCTCTTACAGTATTTAAATCAATAGCGGCCATTATTTACCCCTTATTTGTTTGTAAAGGTCTTGAATTTCATTTGCAAGCTCTTTTGCCAACAAATCAAGATGTTTTGCCTTTAAACCCTGTTTGCTCCTGTATGTACCACCCCAAGATGGCGGCAAACTTGTACCAAACATAACAGGTTCAGCATATGGAACATTATTGTGAATATTATATTTTTTTTTGAAATTTTCTTTTCCTAATTGATAATTCAAAGCTTTTGGAGGTCTTACAACAGTTCCCTTACCAGCGCTTCCATACTTGCCTTCTGGGGCGGGTGCGCCACTTTCTGCGTTTTCTCCTATCTGCCAAGAAACTGCAAGCCTTCCAGAGTCCACTGGCGAGCCTTCTTTGACAATACGATCACCCGTTAAAACAGTTACAGATAACAAAGCATTGATTTGTTCTTCTGAATAATCACCGATTTGATCAATACGTATTTTTCTCATGTTCTTAAATAACAAACAAAAGTTAATTTATCATTTGCAAGTTGATTAGTTTCCACTCTGATTATTGAATAAGTAACAGAACCGACAATAACTTTATCTTTTGTTGTTGGAGTAGAAGAAAGACTTGCTGCGGCAATATTAATTTTTTTATCTGTTGCTTCAATTAATTCATTTACTTCACGATTATTAATATCTTCAAGAATACCTCTAATAGATGTATCAGTATTAGTTTCTGTAATGACACCTGTAGTTGTATTATACGAGCCTGCGGAAACAGACCTGAAAGTAATATTCGCCGATAATTTTTTATTTGATAAAACTTTTTTTAATGCGTTTGCTATACTCATAATCTATAAACAATAACAGTACCACTATCTAATACAACAACAGAAAAAGGGCCACAAAATTCTGCACCCGCTTTCAATTGTATTGATTTATGATCTCCAAAATATGCTGGCAAAATACTATCAAAGTCTGTTATGTCATCAACTGAAGGCACTGAATCAAAAAGTTTTCCAACGGTGATAACAGAATCTTGTAAGGCAACAATTTTACCAAATCGACCCGTATGGGCGTTGGTATCATTTATTATCTTTGCCGCTGGATAGTATGTTTTCACAATAAATAAGCAATTACAGTTCCACTTGATAAAGTGATGCTTGTTATAACACCTTCTATTTCTGCGGTAGATTTAAATTGCAATGAAGTCAAATCGCCTGTAATATTTTCAGAAACAATAGTATCAATCACTGAATCCTGTAAAGCGACCATTTTTCCGAATCGACCCGTATGGGCTGCTGTGTCATTAATAATTTTTGCTGCTGGATAGTAGCCCATTTTTAACTCCTTTTAATTGATATATTAGCTGGCCCTGATATTCTTAGGCCAGTAAAATAACGTTCAAATAATGGCGGAACTCTATCCGCGCCAGTAGAACCATAAAAGTTTGGTGTAACATTTATTGATCCAACTTGTAAATTAGAAAAATCTTCTAGTCCGCTTAATCCTAAACCATCGCGATTATTATTCAAGTAAACAGCCAAAATTGCTTGCGCTTTTTTTACCTGATCAGGAATTTCTGTATCTGTAAAATAATCCGTTGTTATACGAAAAGGATAACCAACAGCATAAGTATTTATGTAGGTGTCTGGTTTTCTTACCCCTGTTCGCGGCCATTGTAAAGCCTGTGTATCTGTTGCCCTTGCTCCAAGAAATCTTTCACGATCAATCCTTACAGTTGCCGTGAACAATGCGCGATTTTTATTATCTGTAGTCGAATTATCCCAAGCCGCAACATCAGTATCAAGAACAAGTCCTTCAATAATTCCGTTTGCTTCATCAAGAGTCAAATAACTATTTGCTGATGCGCTTCCCGCTGTTGCTGTTATGGTGATCGCCATTTTCGACCTTAGATTTGGATTTACGTTTTTTTGTTTTAGTAGGAATAGAAGCCACCGCAACGGCAGCTTCTTTTTCCCTTATTCGCTTAAAAGCAAACAATCCCATTAACTTGAAGCACCTTTTAGGGCAACAAAATTAATTACGATTGCTTCACTCAATGAACCGCCAGAAACGTTTGTAACTGTGATTCCAAAAGAGCCTGCGGCGATTGCTGAAACTCCTACCAAGTAAGAACCCGCAGTTCCCGCAGAACCATGAACAGCAACGACAACATCAGTTGCAGCGATTTTATCGTTAGTAAC